CTTTAGACCGGCCAAATGATTATTCACATTGGTGGGCTGCTGGTGGCTTTTTGGTGGGAGCTTTGGTTTCAATTGGTATTTTTTATGCGGCTTCGCAAGCTAGCAAATAGGTAATTTATAATGCCCCAGATTGGAAAATGGACAGTTGGCAAATTAGCAAGATTTATTTGTATCACACACCAGAAGTGTGGCGATGATGGTGACGGTACTTTTACAGATTTGACGGTAACTGGCGATACAACCTTGGGAACTGATTGCACGGACACTATTTTTATCTCCGGTTCTTTGACGGGGGGGTGCTGTCCTGCCACCTTCTGGGGCGGCGCCGATATTGACTATGACTTCAGCAAGTGTGGTTATCCCAATGGCGTCCCTCTAGTGAGATTTCTGGGTCATGCGTCTCCTGCTGTTACTTACCAAGCGCTCTCATACACTGGTTCTTGGGCTTCTGGGTCGCAAGGGCTGTTCATACTGGATACTAGTGGTTCGTCAACGCCCACTCTTGTGTTGTCTGCTTCACAGACAGCCTCGGTCAAAACCGCTTTCCAGGTGGATAGCGGGGATGTTAAAATAATACCCCCTGATGGCACTTCTAAAATCAGTTTAGGCAAATCACAATTTGGCGGTACGGTTTTCCCCATTGAGCTTGATTATGATGTTGCTGGTGAGGCAGTTATCAGAGTTTCACAGCGCGGAGATACAACCGATTCTGGAGACTTGTGGTTGAACAAATCCCGTGGCACGGAGGATTCTCCCACTCCCGTTCAAGGAGGAGACCACGTTGGGCAAATTGCGTATACGGGGCAGACCACCACCACAGTGGCAACCGGTTATGCTAGGACTGCTCGGATTGTTGCTGGTGTGGATGAAGTTTCCGGAGCACCCCTAAATTTAACCTCCGCCCCCGGATATCTTCAGTTCCAAACTACTAAAAGCGGCAGCGCCCTCGGGGTGCATGCGGGTGAAATGATTCTCAGCCAAGAGGGGAACTTAGGCATAGGATCTAATACTTCTTTTAGTGGCGTTCCTTATGCCGGCAAAATTAATGCTCGACTGCATGTGGATGGAACCGCTATATTGGGCGGCGGGACATCAGACTTTGTTCATGTATCCGGCGCTTTAACGGCAAGTTCTCCTGCTCGTTTCGAAGGAGTTATTAATGCTATCGGGGGAATTGATGGCCCATCCCCTCTCCAAATCTTAAATGGAGTGCAGGTGACCGGATCTATTTCTGGCTCAAGCACATTAAAAACTGATGGGGCCATCACCACCGGTGGTGCTTTGAACGTGACTGGCACTATCACTGCCGCTGGGATAGCGAGTGGTTCCATTGCTGGTGCTGGAAGCTATGTTGGTTTAAACTCAAGTAACCAACTTGTACTAACTTCATCTGGAGGGGGAGGGGGTGGAATTTCTTTTAATGGGTCAACGGCGAATGGCGTTGTTACATATGGTAATGCAACAACTGCTGATGTTGAATCAAACCTCACTTTTGATGGGTCAACGCTTGCTGTGGCTGGCGCCATCTCTGGCTCAAGCACGCTTCACAATGTGGGCGCTGCAACCCTTGGTGGAACTTTAAATGTCACAGGCACCATCACGGCTGCCGGTATAGCAAGCGGCTCCATTGCCGGCGCAGGAAGTTATATTGGTCTTAATGCAAGCAACCAACTTGTGCTGACTGCTTCTGCTGCTGGTGGCAGTACAAGTCCTGGTGGAAGTGACACACAAATACAATTTAATGATGGTGGAAGTTTTGGTGGAGATGCTGATTTTACTTGGAATAAAACTGCAAACGCTTTAGCTGTTACTGGCACTATATCTAGTTCTGGTAATATCACGACTGCTGGTGATCTTTATGTTAATGGTGGGGATATTTATGGTCCAACGGATGCTAATTTAATTTTAAGAAGCGACGGAGATGTCCATCTCTATATTGATCAGGATACCGATGTTACGACGAATAAGTTTGCCATTGTTACTCCAGCTAGCACAAAATTTATAGTTTATGAAGATGGAAAGATCTATAGCTATAACGACATTTATAATTTTGACACTACTACCTGGGATCTGAAAACCGAGGGCGACATGGCTTTTCATGTCGATACGGATGGTTCTACAGGGGGTTCAACAAATACTTGGTCCTTTATTTCTGGCAGCACAACTTACGCTCAAATAGATACCACTGGAGCTATTTCTGGCTCTGGCAAATTAAAGGTGGAAGGTGACATAACAACTGCTGGAGCTTTGAACGTGACTGGCTCTGTTACAACTACTGGAGCTATTTCTGGCTCTGGTAAATTAAAGGTGGAAGGCAATATCACCACTGCTGCTGCTTTAAATGTAACAGGTACAATTACTGCCGCTGGCATAGCAAGTGGTTCAATTGCTGGTGCTGGAAGTTATGTTGGCTTGAACTCAAGCAACCAACTTGTATTGACTGCATCTTCTGGTGGTGGTGGTGGCGGTGCCCCAACCGATGCTCAATATGTTACGCTCGCAGTAGACGGTACTTTATCTGACGAACGTGTTCTTACGGCGGGTGATAATATCACACTTACAGATGGCGGCGCGGGAAGCACTATAACTATAGCGGCTTCAGATGATACTTTTATTCTTACATACCCCCCCATGCAGCTTTATCCTGTTGCTGCTGCCAGGACTTATATGCGAAGCTATCCTTATGCCTACGTAGAGCGGGCTAGTGTTTATCGCACCGGCCAAATACCAGCCCCGGGTTCTGCGCTAAATGTGGCCGACAATGATTTGATGCTGTACTATGGAAGTATGTTTGTAATGCCGACTGATGGTATTCTTGTTAGTGCCTCTTATGGGTCATCTGCCACTAATGCCAATGTTAGTTGTACAGCGCTTCGCAATGGCATAGTTAAAATAGTATCTGGCACATGGGGAAGTCCTGGAGGGGCAGCCCGCAACACCAATGTTGACTTGGTTACTATGTATTATGACGATTTGATCCCCGATTCTGGCGATATGAGGTATAAGGTATATCAGAAAACTTTTGCGTGTACGGGAAGTGATTCACATTTAAGTTGTTCTGCTGGGGATATAGTAATGTGGGTATGGGAAACATTTGGTGCGAGTGCGGGTTATCATTATTGGGTGGGAGATCTAATGTTTAAAAGAACATGATGTTACATTTGTTGGATTTTTGGAGGCTACAAAACAATGATTACTAAAGGGTCAATAAAAATGGAGATAAGGCATTTTATTCGAAACCATCACCAATCAAATATTTTATTTGGGATTGTAAGAAACGAAGAAGAACAGATAGAAGGCGTTAACGTTGACTTGGGCACATGGGGGACTTCGATCCCTTTAGATGTTGTCTATGATACAGAAGGTGACGAAATAGACAAAGAAGTCTTTGTCGAGGAACTCAAAGCAATTGTGGACGAGCACAACGAAAAATATAAAAATGAATGATAAAGATTTAAACTACATTGTAAAAGTTGAAAAAGCCATCGCAAAGAAATATGGCGAAGAAACTATTCAAAATCCAAAAGCAAATTGGGATGATGAAAAAGAGCAAGATTATCTTGAGCAAATCAAGATATTACACAAGAAAGAAATGAGACAGAGGGACAAAGAAGAGAAAGTCCAAAAAGAGGGGTTTTTAGTATCCAAAAAACTACTTAATAAAAGAGAGGATAGGACTTGCCCAGCTTGCTTTCAATATTCTTTCAAACCAATCGACGGTCTTTACATGAATAAGTATGATTGTTGCCACCGTTGCTATTTGGGTTTTGTTAAAGGAAATGAAGAACGTTGGATGAATTTAAGTGAGCGAGTGGATTTTTTGATGTCTTATTATACACAAGGAGAAAATGATGGCAACCGCATTAGAAATTGTTAGAGGCATTTCACAAGTTATGGCTAACTCCCATGACGGAGCGATGGACGAGGACGGAAATCAAATTAAAATTGGCCTTAATCGCGAAGAGGGAAACCCCATTACAGACAGTCGCGTCATCGACGGCTTTGATTATACTATTTCTGGCAATCGTTTGAGGCTTAGTTATCACTCGGAGTGTAAACTAACAGATGTCCATAATAATAATAAGTTTGAAGGCGAAATGGAATCCATGGTCAACAAGATCAAAAACTTTATTACCAAAGAATATAAGAAAGTGACTGGAGATGCTTTAACCCTCACAAAAGAGGGAGAAATCCAAGTGCGCGTTGACCCGATTTCGATGGTTCGCACAGATGTGAGAGCCGTCCAACATTATAAAATTGGCAAGATGCCGGATGTAATGGAAGTGGAAGGCGGCGATAGAGAGTTGGATCCCCACATTAAAGACTTCGCAGCGCAGGTTAAAAAGTTTATGGCCACCGGCAAAGATCAATACCCGGGTGTGAAGAAGGCAAAAAATGTCAAGAAGGGCGCCAATGATAAAGACCCAGCGGTGAAACGCCTTAAAGATATGTATAAAACTTATAGTTAGGAAACATTAAATGAAACCGACCAGGAAAATATTACGAGACTTAGTTTTGGAAGTGCTGCAAGAAGCTGATGAACCTGCCGCTGGGGCTCCTTTAAAACCTAGACCAGATGTGAGTAAATTTTCCGACAAGTTAACAAAGAGTGGCGCAGCCGACTTACTACAAAATATTGGTGATAGAATAGAGTTGGAACACTTGTTGATGACCATTTTGCCAGCTTTATCAAAAAAAATGGCTGTTACTGATATTGAATCGGCTTTGAAATCGGTATTAAGACAAGTCGGAGCACAAAAATAACCAAGGAGAAATTACAGTGAAACTTACAAAAGAAGAATTAAAAAATATCATTATGGAAGAGATAGACGAAATGGAAGAGATGGACGAAGGGCTTTTTTCTAGGATGCGCAGCGCGTTTTCCGGAGGCAAAGCCAGAGGAAAAGCTTGGGCTGGCAATCTTAAAAATGTCGCTACGGGGGCCGCTGGGACAGATCCTAAAGCTGCGCAACGAAATGCGGAAGTGGGAAAGAGATTTGAAATAAGTGCAAATAAATTTGAAAAAATGGGAAAAGATTTCTACAAAGATTTGCAAGCCATGAAAATAGGCGATGCCGACCCTGCAGTAGCAGAGGAAGTTCAAAAGCTTAAGCGATCCCTTAAGGGCGTCGTGACACGTATAAAGAATTTAAGCACTAAGATCCAAGGTATGCAAACGGCTGGGCCGAATCAGCCCGCGCCGTAGAAAATGGATTATGGTATGTCTAACTTGCAGCCCTCTAAACAACAAATTGTTAAAGAGATAATTAAATGCGGCAAAGATCCGGTTTATTTTATCAACAATTATACCAAGATTGCCCATCCTCTTGACGGCCTCATCCCTTTTAAAACTTATGATTTCCAAGCTGATTTGCTTCATGATTTTAATGACTATCGTTTTAATATAATATTAAAAGCACGGCAACTTGGAATTTCAACTATTGTTGCTGCTTATGTGGCGTGGATGATGATATATCACCGAGATAAGAATATTCTTGTCATGGCAACAAAGTTTAGCACGGCCACAAACCTTGTTAGAAAAGTCAAACACATGATTAAAAATCTCCCGGAATGGATTAATATTGCTCAAGTAACTATTGATAATCGTGCCTCTTTTGAATTGTCCAACGGTTCCCAGATTAAAGCTTCTTCGACGTCGGGTGATGCCGGTCGTTCAGAGGCTTTGTCTTTATTGGTGGTGGATGAAGCGGCACATGTTGAGGGACTTGATGACTTGTGGGCTGGCTTATATCCGGCACTGTCCACAGGAGGTCGTTGTATTGCGCTTTCGACTCCGAATGGGGTGGGTAACTGGTTCCATAAAACATATATCGATGCTAAAAATGAAGAAAACGATTTTCATACCACGTTGTTGCCGTGGGAGGTCCACCCAGATCGTGATATACTGTGGTTCGAAAAAGAGACCAAAAACATGTCTCGTCGGGAAATCGCACAAGAGTTGGAATGTAATTTTAATACATCTGGCGAAACCGTCTTACATCCTGATGACATTGTTCGTATAGAAAGTCAAGAGTGCTGTGAACCCAAATACAAGACGGGGTTTGATAGAAATTTGTGGATTTGGGAAGCTTATGATCCCGGCAGCACTTATTTGTTGGTGGCTGACGTCGCACGCGGAGATGGCAAAGATAATTCTGCTTTTCATGTTATTAATGTGGATACAATGGAACAGGCGGCAGAATATCAGGGCAAGCCTAATTTGGATATGTTTGCCAACTTACTTAATGAAACCGGGCGTGAATACGGGGGTTGTTTACTGGTTGTAGAAAATAATAATATTGGGTTTTCTGTGTTAGGAAAGCTGGCCAACGACTATGAGTATCCCAATCTGTATTATTCTGTAAAAACCACTCATGAATACGTTGAGCAAATGATAGCGGAAACTCGGTCTGGAACGGTTGCGGGCTTTACGACGTCTATGAAAACACGACCATTAATTGTGGCCAAACTAGAGGAATTCATAAGGAATAAACTAATTACCTTGCGCTCTACACGCTTGGTGGGAGAATTTAGAACTTTTATTTGGCACAACGGTCGTCCCGAGGCGATGCGCGGCTATAACGATGATTTAACTATGAGTTTTGCTATTGCATGTTGGGTAAAAGATACGGCTCTTACGACTAATCGTCGCGCAATGGAGTACAATAAAGCATTTTTAAACGCTATGACCACCACTAACACGACTTTAAATACAGCAATACCGGGAATGAATGGCTATAAACAAATACAAAAAGATGATAAAATAGCGGAACAGGCCACATTTGGCTGGCTCTTTAAAGGATAAGTGAATGGCAGATCAAACTAAAAATCCCCGCGAAGCGAGTTCGCAATTATTTAAACGTTTAACCAGATTATTTTCTGGCCCCATTGTAAACTTTCGAGCCCAAACCCCTCGGCGCCTAAAACGTCGCCAACTAGACAAATATAATTTTACATCAGCCAGCGGCAAACAATTTAAAAAGCAGTCATATGAGTTGATGGGAAGTGGTTTTTCTCCCAACTCTTTAATGGGGCAAATTAGCCGAGCCGAACGCTATGCCGACTTTGACCAAATGGAATATACACCGGAGTTGGCGTCTGCGCTCGATATTTATGCCGATGAAATGACCACTTCTTCAGACTTGCAGCCGCTTTTAAATATCGAATGTCCCAATGACGAGATTAAAGCAGTGCTGGAAACTTTGTATCATAATGTTTTAAACGTAGATTATAATTTGTTTGGCTGGTGCAGGACGATGTGTAAGTTCGGAGATTATTTTCTCTATTTAGATATTGATGAAGAACAGGGCATTACCAATGTTATTGGATTGCCCACACCGGAAGTGGAGCGCATGGAGGGAGAAGACCCCAGCAATCCTAATTATGTGCAATACCAATGGAACTCTGGGGGGATGACTTTTGAAAATTGGCAAGTGGGTCATTTTAGAATTTTGGGCAACGATAAATATGCTCCTTACGGCACATCAGTATTGGAAGCAGCCAGGAGAATTTGGCGCCAATTAACTCTTTTAGAAGATGCAATGATGGCTTATCGTATTGTGCGTTCGCCGGAACGCCGTGTTTTTTATATCGATGTGGGCAACATATCACCTCAAGATGTGGAACAATATATGCAGCGCGTAATGACACAGATGAAGCGTAATCAGGTGGTGGATCCCAATACTGGTCGAGTGGATTTGAGATATAATCCCATGAGTGTGGAGGAAGATTATTTTGTTCCGGTGCGTGGGGGTGTGAGTACTAAAATTGAATCGTTGGCAGGAGGCACTTATACAGGAGATATCGATGACGTTAAATATCTGAGAGATAAATTGTTTTCTGCTATTAAAATTCCTGCCGCCTATCTCACATCTGGCGAAGACACCTCCGAAGATAAAACCACACTGGCGCAAAAAGATATTCGCTTTTCCAGAACAATTCAGCGTCTGCAGCGTGCAGTTGTGACCGAGTTAGAAAAGATTGGTATTATTCATCTCTATACGATTGGTTTTCGACAAGAAGATTTGATCTCTTTTAAGTTAAAATTAAACAACCCTTCGCGCATCGCAGAACTGCAAGAATTGGAACACTGGAGAACCCGATTTGAAATTGCTGGCTCGGCCACCGAAGGCTATTTCAGTAAACGTTGGGTCGCACAGAATGTATTTAATGTTCCGGATGAAGAATTTATTCGCATCCAACGCGAAATGTTTCATGACAGAAAATTTGAAGCACTTCTTGAGAAAGCTGCTGAAGCCGTTACGGCTGAAGCCGAGGGGGGTGCCATGGGTGGTGAAGACATGGGCATGGGTGGTGAAGACATGGGCATGGGTGGCGAAGAAGAGCTTGGTGGCGAAGAAGAGCTTGGTGGCGAAGAAGAGCTTGGTGGCGAAGAGGGCGGTGAAGAAGAGTCTGCTTTATTGGCGGCGCCTCCGGGGAAACGAGATGATCTTGGCCGCAGGACATACACATCTGACAATGCAAAAGGCAGACGTTATAGACCCGTTGTGAGCCGCAATCCTGCCGGAGATAGAAAAAAGAATCATAAAAGTAAGTACGCTGCCGAAACTGGCGGGGGGAACATAAGAAATATATATAAAGGTTTTGAGTTGGCAAAAGGAATTTATGAAGAGAAAGAACCTAATTACAAAGAAGACGAGAAAAAATTGCTTAAAATTAATTCAGAAGTGAAAAGATTAATAAAAGAATTGGAGTCAAAAGACAATGAAGCTAAAGCACAATAAAAAGAGGAATACTGTTTTTTTATTCGAGACCTTGGTGCGCGAACTTACACGTTCTGTTGTTAGGAAGGACATGCCCCACCGAGAGCGCATTCTTTCTATGATCAAAGAAAACTTCAGTAAAGATAAGGCACTCGGCAAGGAAATACAATTATATAAATCTTTGCTCGGAAAACAGAAACTTAAACCGTATTTGGCTGAAAAATTAATTTATGAGGCGAAAAGCCAATATAAGCAAATTGATAAAAATAATATTTTTAAAGAGCAGAGCAGGTTAATCAGCGAAATTAATCGCTCTTTGTCTAAAAAAGTATTTAACAATTATATCCCTAACTATAAAAATATCGCCACTGTGTATCAAATTTTTAATGATGATTTGTTGCCCAAAAAAAGAGTTTTACTTGAAGATACGGTGCTTGGGTGGTTAACGGGCAACGACAACACACTTGAAAACGGATTCCCCAAGGTGGATAACGTGGTTATAAGCAGGTTTGTTGAGAATTTTAATAACAAATATAAGGGCACTCTATTAAACGAACAAAAAGAATTGTTACAAAAATATATTTTTTCTTTTGTAGACAGTGGTGTTGAATTTAAACTGTTTTTAAATGAAGAGGTGGGCAGATTAAAAAATATTATCAATAAGGGCCTCCAACAAGAGGAAATTAAAAGCGACACCACCATGGCGCGCAAAAGCACAGAAGTTTTAGAGCTTATGGAAGATTTCAAAAAGATGCCC